CCGTGGAGAGCATCATCCGCTGCACGCTCTGATGGTACACGCTGGGGTGCATGTACCATGCCGACGTGCCAAAGGCGTAGCGGGGCAGCTTGGCCAACGCGGCAAGGTAATCGTCGATGTCGAGCGTCGCCAGCGAGGTGTTGCCGCTGGCCGCCGTCGCCACCGACGCGGTGTGCGTGCCGTCGTTGATCTGCTCTAGGCCGCGAATGCCGCCGTAGGAGCCAAGCGTGCCGTCACCGTTGAAGAACGCATCGTCCACGGTCTCGGCGTACTTCAGGGCGTACTCCTGGGCCAGCCACTGGGCGACCGAGATGGCATTGTCGGCCAGGAGCTCGTTGCTGACGCGGGTGGCCATCGCCAACTTCTTGGCGACCAGCTGCACCATCGTTGCCGTCGGGTCCGACGTGGTGATGGTCGTGTTTTCGCCGATCCAGTAGGCGGTCACGCCAGTGAGACGCTTCGGCACCAGGAGGGTGTCTGAAGACATCGTGACCCGCTGGGCGAGGTTCATCGCCACGCCGAAAGTCTCGACGAGCCGGATGATGGTGTTGGAGAAGTCCTCAAACACCAGGGCACCGCCGAGGCTGTTCACCTGGCCGCCCATGTCGCGGTACTCGGTGCCGAGGTGGTCGCGGCACCACTGCCGGGCGTGGGTGTCACCGAAGTGAGCCTTGAGCCACATGCCCGAGCGGTAGGCCTGCTCCGGGGTCTCGAAGATGCCGGGCTTGTATCCGCGGTACGAAACCGGCTCAATGCGAGTCTTCATCTCGGTGGTCTCCACGGGGGCCGGCGCGGCCCGGTTCAGAACCTTGAGCAGTTCCTGCTTCTTGGCCTCGCGGGCCTCTTCCTTGGCGATGGCCGCCTTGATCCGCTCGGCCTTGGCCACGAGCGCGTCGTACTGGGCCTGGCGGGCCTCGACCGCCTCGACCACGGAGCGATCAGCCGACGCCGCCTCGACCGCCTCGCCCTCTGCCGCCTCTTCGCCCGCCCCCTCGTCCTCAAGAGCACCCATTTCGGCGAGAACGGAAGCGAGTTCGTCCAGCAGTTCCTTGACGCGGGCGGCCATGCGTGCGGCTCCTTGTGCGGTAGGTGGTGACCTATCCGCACCGTAGAGCCACGGGTGCCACTCCTTGCAGAAGGCAGGAGCGAGTTGTTTCCTAATTAGGAAACGAGACTGCGGCGGCGAATGTGATCGCTGGGCACGACGCTGCGTTCACGAGCGCCGCACTTGGGGCATTTCAAGTACCGAATCTGGTACTGGCCGGCCGCACAGGAACGCACCACGCCAAACCGCCCGCGACGGCACGACGGGCACGCATCACCCGACCTTGTAGCCATGCTGCCTCAGAAACCTACGCAGGGCTTTTTCCGTGGCCGCATCCCGTCGAAGGGCCGGCAGCGTCAGCGCCGGTCGGTGCGTCTTGAGGTGCTTTTCCAGCGACCGAACCGCCACGCTCGTGTCCCGGTACGCCGGCGTCAGCACGGGGCCAACGTCGAAAAGCCCGTCGATGGAGCGAATGTAGCGGAGGTGTCCACCCTGGTCGTCGGTCGTCCACTCGTCATCGTTCGTGGTGAACGCAAACGAACTGCCCCACACGTCGCCACGCTGGATGAGCTCGACCACGTCACGCCGCGTCTCGGGTGGATCGATCTCATACCCCAGGCCGTCGTCCGCGCTGGCCAGCCGCAACGTGCCGGCACGCTCGGTGCCCAGGATGATGTTCTGCTCGTGATTGAACAGCCCGACAACCGACCGGCCATCCCGCTTCATCACGGCATCAAACGCCCCGGGACGGATCTCCTCGGTGAACCCACCAAGATCCACCGAGCGGACGTTGTATCTGGCAGCCATGCCACGGATGAGCGGCTTGCCATCGGCCCGGGTTTCAATCTTCAGCGGCAGCGGTACGTCGCGGCGTTCCAGTTCCATGGCGTCACTTCTTCCTGTTGCGGCGTGCTCGAGGTGCGGGCCCTGCTGGCTTCACCGGCGTGTCGTTCTCCGGGCCTTTGCCGGCAAGCAGGGCGTCGGTGTAGGACTGCGGAATGTTGTCGGCCGGGGCGGGCTCTCCGCCATTGCCCACGGCCGCCGTCGCCGCGATGCCTTGCATCGTGGTGAGGTTCATCTGCATGTACCGCTGATCGCCGTCGGGGCCGATCGGGTTCATGTTGAGCACTTCCCGGCATTCGTTGATGCTGTAGATGCCGGTATTCAGCATCGTCTGTAGCCAGTTGGCCTGGGCCGCCAGGTCGCCCCGCAGCAGCCCACGGGTGTCGAACTCGGCGAAGTACACGTCGTCCCGCACCACCAGGTCGCGGGTGATGGCCGACTCCCAGCGGCGAAACCACGGCAGCAGCGTCTGTTGCACCAAGTCGATGGCGGCCTGCTCCTGGCTGGCGTAGCCCACCTTCGTCTTGTCCTGCACGTAGGACGGGTCCACCCGGTACGCACGGCAAATCTCAATCACTTGGTACTGCCGAGTCTCAAGGAACTGGCTCGCCTCGTTCGTGCTCTGCACGTCTTTCCAGTGCACGCCCTGCGGCAGTACAGCCGTCCGATGCGCCCGGTCGGCCCCGCGGTGCATCCGCTCAAACTGCTCGCGGAGCCGCTCGGCCGTCTCCACCGTGATCGGGTTGTCGGACTCCATGAGCCCAGACAGCCGGCAGGCGTTGCCGAAGTACGCACCGCCGTGCGTCTCCAGGGCTTGGGCAAGGGCAATGGCGTCACGCGAGAGCGTGATCGGCAGCATGCCCATGATGCCGTCGTTGGACAGCCACCGAAGGTGGAACATCTGATCCTGCCGGTAGATCGTCTCGGTGCCACGCTGCTCGCGGTAGCAGTACCGCAGCGTGCCGTCCTCCAGCTGCTCCACCTTCATGCGGGAAGGGTGCAGCGGCCAGAGCTCGGTCACAGCCCCCGCCTTGCCGCTTCGGATCTCGGCGTAGGCGTTGCCGTACAGCAGGCAGTGAGCCGTGAGCATCTCGCGAAACTCAAACGACGTTTGCCAGCCGTTGGGCTGTTGCTGCAGCAGGCGGTACAGCGGCAGATCCCGGGCCCGCTCCTTGCCGCCCTCGGGCAGACGCCGGTACAGGTGGAGCGGGACAGTAGCGACGTTCTCTGCAATCAATCGCACGCAGGCCAGCACCGTCGAGCACTGCAAGGCCGTGTCGGGCGTGATTCGCACGCCAGCAGGGCCGCGGGCCGGGGACTCCGTCCACCCGTCGCCGTAGCTGCCCCGCAAGTCAATGATGCGGTATCCCTTGTCTTCCGGCGTCTCGGCGGCAGCGATCATATAGCGACGATGTCCCAGGATTGTTCCGGCTTCGGGGCGGTGGCGGTCTGCCACAGGCCGACTGCCTCAACCAGCCCCACCATGCCGTCGATGCGTTCCGTGCTTTTGCTCTTGCTCAGCTTGATGTCGCCGGCGTGGTTCATTTCGATGGCTACGTTGCTCGCCATCCACGACAGCATGGCGTTATTGGCGTGCCGCAGTCGTCCCGATAGCACCAGCGTTTCGAGGTACTTGGCCGGGCTCGACATTGAGCCGAACCCCTGCCTAAACGCTACGATCTCAAACCCATCTCCTTGCAGTTGCTGGCTGATGTGCTGGGCGTTCCACGGGTCAATTCCCATCTGCCGAATTACGAAACGCTTGCTGATTTCGTTGATGTCACGTCGCACCGTGTCGTAGTCCGTGGCATTGCCGTCCGTGAGACGCAGCAGCGGCCCGTATTCGTTCCGCTCCCGGGCCCAGTCGAGGTAAGGAACCTTGTCCCGCTTGGCCCGCTCCTGGGCGTTCTCCGACGCCGCCCAGAAGAACGGCAGCACGTCGAACGTGCCGTCAGCGTCTGGGAACAGGTAGATGGCACATGTCAGGTCCGTGGTGCTCGACAAGTCCAGCCCGACATACGCCTGGCGACCGTCAAGCGGACGCAACGGGCCGCCGCAGGCCGCCCACTTGTCGGGCAGAATCCACCGCACGTCCGAACTGGTGGCCACGTCCAGGCGATATCTCAAGAAAGAATTGAGCTTTGAAGGGCTGTTCTTCGCTTCCAGGGCGTCGGCGGCAAATGACTCCAGCGTGATGGTGTGTCCGAGGGACGGGTTTGCCTTTCGCCAGGTCGCCTCGTCAAACGGGTCGTCCGCCTCGTCGGCCTTGAACACGCAGCCATAGAACGCCGGGTCCAGCGTCGAGTCGGCCTTGCACCGCTCGGCGTACGTTCGCTGCTCCCACCACAACGCCTTGCGGTCAAGCTCGCCGGCCGTGGTGATCGACAGCAGCAGCGGCTGACGGCGTGCGGCACCGCCGTACCGCAGGGCATCCCACAGCCGGCGGTCACGCTGGGCGTGCAGCTCGTCGAACAGCAGGGCGTGGATGTTCAGCCCTTCGGCCCGGAACGCATCAGCTGACAGCACTCGATAGAACGAATTGCTGGCCCGGTGGATGATGGTCTTTCGACTGTCCACCACCTCGAGCACCTTAGACAACGCAGGCGACGCCCGCACCATCGCGGCGGCTTCACGGTAGATGATGCCGGCTTGCTCTCGGTCGCACGCCGCACCGTACACCTCGGCCCCCGGCTCCTCGTCTGCCAGGAGCATGTATAGGGCGATGCCAGCCAGCAGGGTGGACTTGCCGTTCTTCTTGGGCACCTCGATGTAGGCCACCCGATGCTGCCGGGTGCCGTCCGGTTTCAGCCGGCCGAACAACTCACGAAACACGTCGTGCTGCCACGGCAACAGCGTGAAGTGCTGCCCGGCGTGCTGGCCCTTGGAGTGCCGCAACACGCCCTCAAAGAACCGCACCACCCGGCGGTACTTGGCCTCGCCTTCCGGCGTGAGGCTACGCACCTTCGGCGGCGAAGAACGCCTCAAGGTCGTCTTTCGGCGTTTCGGCTTTCGTGCCAAGTCGCACCCTACTGCTAGGCGTCAGGCCGAACTCGCCCATCAGGCTGGCCTGCAGCACAACCAGCCCGCGGTACAGGCTGCCGGCTGGGTTTGGCTTCACGCCACCGAGGTCGGTCTTGATCGTCAGCCCGCTGGCCCGGAGCTCGAGCAGACACGCTTGGGCTGCGGCGTGAACCTCGCACAGCGTGGCCAATGCCTCGCCGTCGCCGGTCGTCAGCACCCCCATCGTGGACAGGATGTCAACGAGCTCGTGCCACTTGGCCACGGCCAGCGGCTCAACCTTTAGACGCTCGGGCATCGGCGGTGCTCCAGGCGGGGCCGACGGCTCGCGTTTTGCGGGGCCACGCTGGGTGCCTTCAAGGATCTTGATGGCGGTTGGTTTTGGTTTGCGTCCCATGTCAGTCAGTCCTCAAAAACGGCGCGGGATTTCTGCGGCACGTACGCATGAG